AACCTGGGTTGAGTGTGCACAAAAATGTCAAAATCATTTGGTAGACGAGAACTATGCAGTTGGTTGGGAAACAAACTAACTACTATGAATGTTATGGCTTTTTGAATCACAAGAAATTACAGAGTTGCCTGAAGATTGTGCTGGGTTTGTTTATTTGATCACAAACAAGCAGACCGGCAGAATGTATATTGGCAAAAAATTAGCAAAATTTAAAAAAACTACATATAAAACAGTTAAACTCAAAAACGGCAATAAAAAACGCAAAAAAATACGTGGCACTATAGATTCAGATTGGCAAACATACTATGGCAGTTCTCCAGAGTTATCTCGAGATGTTGAACTGCTGGGCACCGAAAACTTCTCCCGCGAAATCCTATACTATTGCAAATCTAAATCAGAATGCAGTTATATCGAAGCCCGCGAACAATTCTCAAGACGTGTTTTAGAATCAGACGATTACTACAACGGTCACATACAAGTTAGAGTCCACGGCTCACACATCAAAGGCAAATTAGGCATCAAAGGCTAGCGCAGGCCAATATCGTGCGCCCTAGACCTGGATCACGGATCGCAGGGACGGCAAGACTCGCGTGCCCGCGAGCACTCAACCACTACCCGCGAGGATGAGGACAGCTTAAACCCTGCTGTTTGGTTGCTTGAAAAGGATTTATAAAGGTGAAATGAGCAGGGAAATCCTGCAGGTTGTTGCGCATGATAGCGTTTGTGTAACAACTGCCGTCGTGAAGACATGGCTCGAGGTACCGGACGACCGCCTCTGTAATTGCCATAACGCTGTGTGACTGTTTGGACTCGGATGATGCCAACAACTTGAGCCCCGGATGCGGGCTCAGTGTGACCGATAGATCTGGATGATACTAAAACAAAATGTTTCTGAGCGATAGCGAAAGAAATAGATGTGCATAGCACATCTCACTTAGTAATCTATCCAATCTCTAGAGAGAGCATGTTGTGTGTTGCTATCCACGAATTGATTGAAGCTTTTGTGTTTGGCTTCGAGTTCGTATTCAAGAGAAGACACTCGACTGAGTGTTGCCTCCATCTGAGCCATACCACGAAATTCCATCATTATATGCCATTCGGGCATGTTGGCAATAGAACAGAATCCCGGTCTACATCTTGTGATTCGATAGCAGACCATCTTGTCTTCTTGTACTAGCTGTTCAAGGAACTCACGAAGATTTGCTGCCCATTCCTGATCTGTGATGCCGTCAGTCTTGTTGGCCCACACATGGTAGATATCCATTATCGTGTCTCCCTAGTATCCTGAATCCGTCAATGTTGTACATGTACGGTTCTACTGATTCAAAGTACATGAATCTAAAATCACGATCTCGATAAATTGCACATTCGTTTTTAAAACTGCGTAAACCTAATCTTAGCCTGGGAGTTTGGTAGTCCCAAGCATGATAATCGCATACCACACTGTGCTGATCCCAAACACGATACATACTCCAGGCCACTAGATTGCCGGCATCTCGATAGCCCCAAATTTCTGTTCCTGGTACAAAAAATCTTCCTGGTATCATGGGCAGTACACTTGAAAAATTTTTGTAAGCACAGTAGTCCTGATAAACTCGTAGGACATCATTTATGGGCACTGGATCCAGTAATTCATACTCAAGGTCAGCTTTGTATGTGACCTTGCTCAAGTCAATACAGGCAAATGTCAGAGCCATTATCGCGGATCTTCTCTGTGTTGAAACAGCCCCTTAAGATATTCCTCAGGCCAGCCGTGATAGTATCCTTTTGGGGCTATAGAGCAAGCAAACTGATTGAGTTTGCCTAATGGCTGTACAAATACAATGGCATAGGTGCCCTGATTCATACTCACACCCAACACTTCTTCTGGGTCGTCAGGGTGGTCGGCCAATGCAATGATATCTCGAGCAATCAAAAAGTCCTGGTTAACTTGTTCAACCTGGCGAACAAAATCTGGAGCCTGAAGATGATTACGATTGTACACAAAAGCAATCACATTGTGATCTTCTAGCTCAACTGCCATTAGATCGTTATAGGGGTCAACTAGGCCCTGACGCAAATCAAATTCGCCTGCTAGTCGGGCTCGTCGAGCAAAAGGACAAGGCGGCCAGCCGTTTAGGGCCGGATGCGGTTGTTCCACAAAACCAGTGATCCAATTAATGATATCAATTCTTGCTTGTACAAAATCCATTAGAAAAAAGGCATTTTTGTTTTTTTGGTGGTGTCGAGATTTTCTTTTATGATGCCACCTATGATCTCACGCTCAACTGCGCTCATCTGCATGGCCTCGTCGTAACTTACGCCCCCACGCATGTACCAGCACATCTTTAGTGCTTCGGTACGCATTTGCTTGGCCTCCCGCTCCATGCGTTCAATATCCTTGGCCACCTGGTCAGGTGTGGATACTAGGAGGCGTCCCCGAAAAAATTTGACATGTCCAGGGTAAATGGTTGTTTGTATTCATGTGAACAATTGACACACTTAAGACGTACTGGTTTGGGCTCACTATCAGCCCGCAGTTTGACCACATGATCTCGCACCTGATTAAAGATTTTGCGATCACAGTTTTGCAACCAGTCACGTATCTGCGGCTTGTCACTCACCACAGTGTCCGGTGTGCTGATACTGTCAACACTGTCAGCCACGGCTGCTGTTGTGACATCGTTTAGTTTGCGCAACAGCTGACTGAGCAAGGTGGATCGCTGTTGATCATCCTGTGCCTGTTCCATGACCTGCATGTTTTTCTGTTGTTCAAACTGTGCCATGTTGTTGGTATTGGCTTGTTTGTAGTCTAGTGGACGGAATCGCACATCTAGGTCACCCACTTTCATGGGTTGATTGTAGTCACTCACAGTGATTGTTTCCAGTACAAGACGCAGATCAATTGAATAATCTGTTTCGTTGTCACAACTGGGGCATTTTGATCCCACATCTAGTTCATGCCCATAACTGGCAATGCGGATGGCAATCAACAAGGTGTCAAGATCAATATTGGGCACATGCCAAGCGTCTTGGATATTGGGCACACAGCTTTGAATCACCGTGGCCACAGCAGATCCGTTAAAGAGAGCGTCTGGTGTGCGGTATGTGATCTCGTCCATGGTTGTCATGGGCAACACTGGATATTCACCATTGGCAGTCTCGCTCAAGACGCCAGCTGGGTAGAACTGGCCTTTGCTGGGAAGGCTGATATAAATGGCTGGCTGTCGAAAATACTGGCGTAATGGGTTCGTTTGCATGGATTAAACTTTCGGTAAATAGTAGTTGTGAATATTTATAGATGTAGAAAACATGGCTGATCAAACTAACGAAGAACTTAGACTACTGTTGGCAAATCTAGTGGAGCTTAATCGCACCACTCGTACTCTGTCGGAAGATCAAGCTGATCTAGACGAAAAGTACATCAAACTGGGCATGACTCTGCACGCAACTGAACGTGATGCCAAGGCCCGAGGTGAAAAACAAGCGACTCTGGATCGAGACATGACTGGCCGGGCTAGGTCACTAGCGCAACAGCACATGAATGCTGAAAAGCAGGCCAAGACCTTTAGTGGCCGTATGCAACAGGCAGCTGGTGCCAGTATAGAATTGCAAATGCAGGTTCTGGCAGCAGAAGTTGCTATAGGACAACTTACTAAAGGCTTCAAAACTGCCATTGAAATAACTGGTGGTATGGCTGTGGCATTTGGCGGTGTGGCCAAGAGCATGGCCACTGGCAGTGCCAAGTTTACTGATTTTGCCGGTGTAACTGATGCTGCCATAACTGGATTCAAAACACTGGCCAAAGACATTCCCATAGTAGGCGGAATTTTGGGAGCCACATTTACTGCTCTAGGTGGAGCCGCACGAGTCAGCATTGACATGTTGCAGATGACATCGGACATGTTTGAGAATCTCAGCAAGACCGGTGTGCTGGGCGCACAGGGTATGGACGGTGTCAAGCAACAGGCAGATAATGCACGGCTGAGCTTGCGAGAGTTTGAAAAAGTGACCGTGAGCAACAGCGCCAGTCTTGCAAGATTTGGTGGCAGCGCATCAGACGGAGCTGAAAGATTTGGCAAGGTCATGGGTCGTGTGATGGACGGCGCCAATACCGAACTGCGCATGCTGGGCTTCAGTCGCGAACAGATTGGCGAAGCCACAGCGGCATTTCTGGCACAGCAAACTAGACTAGGCGGACAGCAAACCAAGAGTGACGCACAACTAGCCCAAGGTGCCGCACGCTACGCCAAAGAACTAGATGCATTGGCCAAACTTACAGGCATGCAACGCGAAGAGATTGTGAAGCAACAGGATGCGGCCTTGAGTGAAAGCCGATTCCGTGCCAAGTATGACGAGATGTTTGCTACCGGTCGCGAAGATGAAGCCAAGGCACTCATGGACTTTCAGACCATGGTCAGCAAAGTGGCACCCAACATGGCACAGGGCATACGAGATCTTGCATCTGGTTATGCCACATCTGATGCCGCACAAGAATTCTTGCGCATGGGTGGTCAGTCTATTCTTGACGCCATTCAAGGTGGCGGCGGGCCAGTTGATGCGTTCAAACAACTACAGGGCTTGCTTGGACCGCAGGCTGAAATGGCTCGCAGTATAGCAATGGCTGTGGGCGATGACGTCAAGGTGATTGGCAAGTACACCGAAGTATCAGATATTTTGCGTGCAGAAATCATTGATGGCGATATCAAAATACGCGAACAACAAAAGCAACAGATTGAACAGACCGCAGGGCTTTCAGAACAGATAGCACTTGGTCGAGATGCCTTAGACAAACTGCAGAAACAAGTTGAAACTCTAGCATTCCAGGGCATTGGCCCAGCCATAACCATGATACAAGGTTTCTCAAGCGCACTTGATAAAGGTGTTAAAATTCTCAATAATATTCTAGGACTGGATGGCAGCAAAAGCGAAATTTGGCAGATTGTAGGCACCACCGCGGGCACAATAATAGGCCAGGCCATGGGTGCTACATTGGGTTCACTAATAGGTGGCATCATAGGTGCCATTACAGGATTTATGGCAGGTGGGCCATTGGGTGCGGCAATTGGTGCTGCTCTAGGCGCAGCAACAGGCGGCGCCGTAGGCGGACTTGTGGGTGGGGTAGCTGGTGCTGGTGCTGGATATCTTGCTGGAGCCAAGGCTGATCGTGATCGTGATGCCAGTCGTGGGCTAAACACACAACCACCTGACAGCCAGGCACAGGCACAGCCACCAGCCCCACCCAGAATGGGACCAGGATTCAATCGAATGCCAGGTGCAAGCACTGTGCCCGGACCTGTGCAGCCAAATGATCAGCCTGGAGAACCCACAGCACCACGACGTGATCCAACTGGTCGACCTGGAGCGCAGACACAACCAGGTGGTGGCCGATCAGGCGGGCCTATGCAGCCTAGAAGACCACAAGCGACTCCAACAACACCAAGTGGTCAACCACAATCAGCACTCCCATCCAATCCTGCTGATCTATTCCAGTTTGGGGGCGGAGTATCAGGTGATCGCGAAAACTTTGATCGGTTAGAAGCACAGTTCCGCGAGCGTCTAGTGGGCATGGCCACTGACTACTTCCAACAGACTGGTCAACGCATTCCCTTTAGTTCAGGCTATCGCAGTGAGAGTTCTAATACTCAAGTGGGTGGCGCCACTCGCAGTCTTCACCTGGAAGGCCGCGCAGTAGATCTCAGTACTCGCACTGTGGAACAACTGCGCAATCTAGGGCTGTTGGAACAATATGGGTTCCGTCAAAATTCACGTAGTGGCTGGCACATATCTGACACTGGTTTCAAGGATGGTGGCATTGCATCTGGACCAAATTCTGGATATGAAACCATGTTGCACGGTATTGAGGCTGTGGTACCTTTGCCTGATGGCAAAACTATCCCGGTCAGCCTCAGTAACATGGGCATTGGTAGTTTTGCCAAAGATCTTGGCTCATACACCAGCAGCCTGGCCAAAACGGATTTGCTGCCAGAGATCCGAAATATCCTGGAAGAAGAACTCAATAATCTTAAAGCTGGCTCTGATACAACGGATGCCGCAGTGGATCGTGTTGGTCGGGAGTTCCGGCAGATCATGACAGAATTTATCAACCAGCAACAGTCTCAGGGCAACCTAGGGCAGTTGTTGCAAGAATTAGTCAATCTCCAGCGTGGACTCAATTCCACCAGCGAGAGAATGTTGCAGGTTGCACAAAATTAAGTAAATACTACACGATGTCATGGAAAAAATATTTTAAAGTCGCTAACACAGGCGGCCAACTCAGTCCACTTAGTGGGCGAGGATCTAACGGTTTACCAGGGTACGGACGCCAGACTGGCGAATCGGAAGCAGGCAGTTATGCACATGCGGAAATGGTCTATCGCAATTATGCCAGTCGGCTACCTGAAGTGTATTCAGGCCACCCCAATCGAGTGGAACGCTACAATCAATATGAAGCCATGGACATGGATTCGGAGATCAATGCCTGCTTGGACATTCTGGCAGAATTTAGCACACAGCAAGATCCCAATACTCATGTGCCATTTCAAGTGATCTATAATGACAAACCCACTGACAATGAAATCAAAATCATCAAGCAACAGCTACAGCAATGGGTCAAGCTGAACAAACTGGATCAGCGAATATTCCGACTGTTCCGTAACACACTCAAGTACGGTGATCAGGTGTTTGTGCGCGACCCTGAAACATTTGAAATGTATTGGGTGGACATGACCAAAGTGGCTCGCGTGATCGTAAACGAAAGCGAAGGCAAGCGACCTGAGCAGTATGTGATCCGAGACATCAATCCCAATTTTCAAAATCTAACCGTTGCGGCCAAGACCACAACTGACTATCAAAGTAATCCGCCCAGCTCGGGCTATGTTGCTCCTTTTAACTATGTGGCTCCTTCGGGCGGCGATGGTGGACAAGGAACTGGCCAGAGTAGATTTGCCGCTGCCATGAATGAAGCAGTGCTTGATGCCAAGCACGTGGTACACATCAGTCTAACTGAGGGGCTGGATTTCTATTGGCCATTTGGACAGAGCGTGCTGGAAACCATATTCAAAGTTTTCAAACAAAAAGAACTGCTGGAAGATGCTGTGCTGATCTATCGAGTGGCACGTGCTCCTGAGCGTAGAGTATTCAAAATTGACGTTGGTAATATGCCAAGCCACATGGCCATGCAGTTTGTAGAGCGTGTGAAAAACGAGATACATCAGCGACGTATACCCAGTCGCACTGGCGGCGGCAACAACATCATGGATTCCAGCTACAATCCGCTGAGTATTAATGAAGATTACTTTTTTCCACAAACAGCAGATGGACGTGGCAGTAGTGTAGACACACTGCCGGGCGGTAGTAATCTAGGAGAGATTGACGACCTCAAGTATTTCAACAATAAAATGTGCCGTGGGTTACGTGTGCCCTCAAGTTACTTGCCCACAGGCCCAGACGACAGTGATCGAGTAACAAATGACGGTCGGGTGGGCACAGCATTGATTCAAGAATATCGGTTCAACCAGTACTGCGAGCGTTTACAGCGACTGGTTGTGGAAAAACTTGATGATGAATTCAAAATGTTCATGCGCTGGCGCGGTTTCAATATTGATTCGGGTCTGTTTAGTATTGCATTTAACCCACCTCAAAACTTTGCTAGTTATCGTGAATCTGAACTGGACACAACACGGGTTACCACCTTTACAAGTCTTGAACAAGTTCCATATCTAAGCAAGCGATTCTTGCTCAAACGCTATCTTGGCTTGAGTGAAGAAGAGATACAAGAAAACGAAGAGTTGTGGAATGAAGAACGATCCAAGCCTGAAGCTCCTGCCATGGCTGGACAGGATCTTAGATCAGTGGGTGTGACTCCGGGAGATATTGAATCTGACATCACAACTGGTCAAGAACTACAAGGCATAGGCGAACCAGTACCTGGAGCACCTGGTGCTGTTCCGGGTCAACAACCAGCAGCTGGTGCTGTAGCTCCTGCTGTGGGCTCTGCACCGGCCGCAGGTGCCGCCCCAACTGTATAAATATCATTATGATATTGCTTGAATTATACCAATCAGTGCCGCCTCAGTACCAGGATGTTGCGCAAGACAACAGCCAACCTCAATTGCACGATCTTAGGAAAACCAAGCTGACTCTGCGCCAAATCAATCGTTTGCGCCAGCTCAACGACATCCGGAAGTACGAGTTTCAAGAGAAACTTAAACGGGTGCAAACTCAATACGCTCCTCCTGCTCAGCCCATGATTTGACGATTTTTTAAAAAAAATTGTCATTTATCTAGGAAAAACATCCGATAAACACTAGTTTATTGACTGGTGCTGTAAATATCAACAGAGCCATTTACCTGGAGGACTCCATGAACAAATTTGAACAACTGATCGAATATGTGATCAATGATGAAGAGGCAAAAGCCAAAGAACTATTTCACGAGATTGTGGTAGAGAAAAGTCGCCAGATCTACGAAGAAATAATGAAAGATGAAGAACTCGAAGAAGCTGCTGAAGACGACCTTGAAGAAGGCATGGCACTTGGTGGTGATCAAGCCGATGACTACATCAAAGATGTAGAAATGGAAGAGCAAGGCATGTCAGAAGAAGAAGAGTCTGATGTTGAGTTTGACGATGAAGCCGAAAAAGACGGCACCGAATTAACACATGACATGGAAGATGATCATGATGAGAGCGGTCTAGAAGATCGCGTGGTTGATCTTGAAGACAAATTAGACGAACTCATGGCTGAGTTTGAATCTTTAATGGGCGACGAAGCTGACACTGGCATGGGCATGGACACACCAGACATGGACGGTGAAGAAGTAGTTGACGATGAGCTGGAAACCGAAAGCATGCGTATGCCCATGGAAGAAGCTATAACTCTCAAGGCAGCTCCTGCTCCAGTAAAATCTGAAGACGCAGGAATCAACAAGAAATCTACAGTGGCTGCTAATGCAGGCGCACGTGGTGCTATTGCCAAGCCAGTACATACTACCGGTGAAACTGCACAAGGTCGTCCAGCTCCTAGTACCAAAGAATTAATTGGTAGAGTACAAAATACTCCAGCTCAGGGCTCGGTAAAACAAACCCCAGCTACTAAGCCACACCTGGCTCAGGGCACTGGTGTCAACACCAAGTCAGTTATCCAGTAAGGCGGGATAGATGGCTCTCTATCTTAAGGAACACCTTACTTTTGACCGTGCCAGCATGGTGGTCGAAAGCTCGGGTGAAGGTGCTTTGAAGAGCCTTTATATGAAGGGTATCTTCATTCAGGGTGGGGTAAAGAACGCTAATGAGCGTATCTACCCCGTGTCTGAAATTGAAAGTGCTGTTGAAACTCTTAACAAGCAGATTGTTGAAGGGTATTCAGTCCTAGGTGAAGTAGATCACCCTGATGATTTAAAGATTAACTTAGACCGTGTGTCACATATGATTACTAGTATGTGGATGGACGGAGCCAATGGCTTTGGTAAGTTAAAGATTTTACCAACTCCGATGGGGCAATTAGTGTCCACAATGTTGGAGAGTGGTGTGAAACTTGGCGTGTCAAGTCGTGGTAGCGGCAACGTGAATGACTTGGACGGCAAAGTGAGTGACTTTGAAATAGTCACTGTGGACATTGTCGCACAACCTAGTGCACCCAATGCTTATCCCAAAGCAATCTATGAAGGCATGATGAATATGAAGCATGGTCATAGAATGTTGGATATTGCAAAAGATGCACAGGGCGATAAGAAGGTACAGAGATTCTTGAAAGAGGAAGTAAAACGCCTCATCAAGGGTCTCAAAGTTTAGGAGAAACCAATGCTAGATGCAATCAAACCATTGCTCGATAGCGGCCTAATTACTGAAGATGTCAGTCAGGAGCTTACCGAAGCATGGGACGCCAAACTGACTGAAGCCCGTGAAGAGGTACGTGCAGAACTCCGCGAGGAATTTGCACACCGGTACGAGCACGACAAGACAGTAATGGTGGAAGCTCTAGATCGCATGGTTACCGAAGGTCTCCAGTCTAACATCCAAAGCCTAGCCGAAGAAAAGCGGTTAGTGGCCGAGGATCGTGTGCGCTTCACTAAGAAAATGAAAGAGTCATCTGGAAAGTTTGACAATTTCATGATCACAAAATTAGCTGAAGAAATCGGCGAACTACGTAAAGATCGTCGTGCACATGCGGATGGCTTTGCCAAACTCGAGCAATTCGTTGTTCGTGCTTTGTCAGAAGAAATCCGAGAATTCGCACAAGACAAGCGTGCTATTGTGGAAACACGAGTACGCCTGATCCGCGAAGCTAGAGAAAAACTGGAAAGTCTCAAGTCGCGCTTTGTTAAAGAAAGCGCAAACAAGATGACCCAGGCGGTAACAAGCCATCTCAAGCGTGAAATGACACAATTGAAAGAAGACATTGAAGCAGCTCGTCAGAGCAGTTTTGGTCGTCGGATTTTTGAAGCCTATGCAGCCGAATTCGCCAGTACTCATCTGCGCGAAAATCGACGTATCCGCGATCTCAATCGCGTGATTGTCGA